ATTTTGGGAACCTATTCTGGACCAAAATGGGCAAGCTCTATGAATATTACAACTATATTATTATCAATTTATTCTTTAATGACGAACAATCCTCTGACTCAAGAACCAGCATATGAATTAACAACATTATCCCATCCAAAAAATCAACAATATGCATCTTTTATTGAGCATCAAATGTGTAAATTATTTTTAAGTATGTATGAAAGTAATTACTATAATAAGTATATTGAACGAGATGAAACTTTTAAAACTACTATACAAAATAATTATGAATTAATCAAAGAAAAGATAAAAGAAAAAGCAAAGACACATGAGGTATTATACACAATTCTACCTTATTCTATGAGTGGAGCTACGAGTTGGAAGAAAATGGCAGAAACTATTGTTAAAAATATAAAAAATTAAAAGTTTAAAACAATATAATCAAGTATTACTAGGAAAATGGATTATTTTAAAACATGCCCAACATGTCGCTATTATCTTAATGCTGTAGTTGAAGATAATAAACTTCGTAGAGTTTGTAAGACATGTGGTCATGAGGAAGATGATAAAGGTGGGCTGATTATGGAAAGTTATATCAAGAATCGCTCTTCTGAATCATATAAGATTCTGCTTAATGAATTTACCCGGCAAGATCCCACGCTACCATATCTAAAAGACTTGAAATGCCCAAATAATCAGTGTGGATCTAACAAAGGTACTGATGAGCGCAAGGTATATGTAATTAAATATGATGCTGATAATTTGAAGTTTGTTTACATCTGTAGCAGTTGTGAGCAGACTTGGACCAGTCGCTAAAGCGACTGGATTCCTATTCTATCTACGATAGAATAGACCAGTCGCTAAAGCGGCTAGTTTACCTTGTTATCTACGATAACAAGGACTAGTAGGTAGTCGTTGAAAACGACTGGATTACCTTGTTATCTACGATAATAAGGACTAGTAGGTAGTCGTTGAAAACATCTATCTATTACTACTTTTTTGTTTCAGTCGTCAAGAGTATCACTATTAATTAGGTAATTGTATTAGGGATGGTACATACAATAAAAAAATTTAGAACAATTTCAGAAGATTCTACTAGAAAAAAAGGTGGTGCTTTTTCATTTAGTTCTGTTGGAAAAAAATTAGCGAAAGAAGCTGAAAATGTTGCAAAGGCCTCTAAATCATCATTAAAAGCAAAGGTGGGAAAAACTCCTAATTGGAAATTTAAAGAGAATGCTGCTCAGGGTCGTTCAGTAGCACATCTTGGTAATTCTATAAATTCTGTAAAAGCTGCAAAACTTGCTAAATCAGATAAAGCTGCATTAGAAAGTCTGCAAAAGGCGGATAAAGCATTAACAGAAGCAGCTGTTAAGGAAACAAAGTCTGGATTAACTGCTGCTAAAAAATCAAGTGTTGCAAATTTATTTAGAACTGGAGAATTAACAAAAGCAGCAGATAATATAAAACTACAAAAAGGTCTTATCGGTAAAGAATCAAGTAATCTAGAAAAAGGTCTCAAGGCAGATACAAGAATTGGAGATAATGCAGCAGCAGCAACAGCAAAAGGAAATAAAGCTGATTTATCATTAAGGCAACGTTTAATCGATAATGCTGCAGCATTAAAAAAACGTCTTGCAGATTCTCTTGCAGCATCAAAAAAGAAAATACAAGATGCATTAGATGATTTACGTAACCCATCAGCACGTGACAAAGGTAAAATAGATGAAGCACGTGCTAAGGCAGATGAAGCAAAAACAAAAGCGGATGAAGCACGTGATGCTCATCTACGTACTAAGGAAGGTGCTGAATTAAAAGATAGTAATTCTCGTATTGCAGGTGAAAGAGCTGATGATATTGACCTTCCTACTCAAAGAGAAAGACTAGATGCTGAATCTACCAAAGCAAAAGAAGATGCTGAAACTGCAAGAGCTGAAAGAGAAAATGCTAAAACTGAGTTTGAGAATAAAGATAGGGCGATGAAGCAAAAAGAAAAAGCTGCAAGAGAAGCAGAAGCAAGAGCTGAAAGAACGAATGAACCTCGTGATAGAACGGAAGCCGATAGAGCAAGAGATGATGCTAATAAAGCAAAAGATGAACGAGATGCTGCTAAGAGAGAATTAGAAGCAAAGGCAAGAGAAGCAAAGGTAAAAGAAGCAAAAGCAAAAGAAGCTAGAGATAGAGCAGATGATATTAAAGAGCCTCACGAAAAGGATGGTTTGCGGGATGATGCAAGAGCTGCTGAAGAACGAGCCAATAGTGCAAGAGAAGAACATGCAAGAGCTAAAGAAGAACATGAAAAATTAAAGAAAGAGCATGAAAAAGCAGAAGCTGAAGCAAGAGAGGCTAGAGAGAGAGCTGAAAATTCTCGTGACCCAAATGAAAAGGAACGTCTTGATAGAGAAGCTAGAGATGCAGAAGCAAAAGCTAGGGATGCAGAAGCAAAAGCTAAAGAAGCACATGAGAAAGTTAAGCAGAAAGAAGATATAGCACGTAAAAAAGAGAAAGAAGCAAAAGATGCAAGAGAAAGAGCTGAACGAATAGATCAACCTAATGAAAAATTAGATCCGAACACTAAGGATAGATTAAATGAAGAAAGGATGAAAGAAAAAGCAGATGAAGCAAGATTAAAAAGAGAAGATGCTAAATTAAAAAGAGAAAAATTAAAAGAAAGGTTTAAAAAATTATTAGATGATATTGGTCAATTATTAATGAATTTAATAGGTTTATTTTTACCATATTTGTTTAGAAGAGGTGGGCCATTATGGCCAAGTGACAATTTTGGGGGACCAGGTACTGTTACACCAAGTATAGACCCCAGTAGAGTCGTGTATCCAATGGCAGATCCTGATGTTGTTCCAGTTACTGGAACACCTTATAAAACTCCACCAGATGAGCCGCCAGAATCAAGTGCAATTATTTTTAAGTTAGAAAGACAACCACAAGAAGATATAACATTTAATATTGAGTCATTGTCTGATGATTTAGTTCTACAACAGAATGTAATTACATTTCCAGCAAGTCAATGGAATAAACCTATACCTATTGTATATACTACAACTCTCCAATCCAATGTTGATGATATTAAGCTACTTACAAAAAATAATTCAAATAATAATAATAATGATGACGATGAAGATGATGAAGATGATGATGAAGAAGACGATGATAATTTAGAAGAAACCGATGAGTATCTAAATACATATATAGATTCAGAGAACAACTCAGAGAACAACTCAGAGAATAATTCAGAGAACAACTCAGAGAATAATTCAGAAGATATAATATCAGGTGGAAAGAAAAGAAAGAATATTGAAATTGTAGAGCCATGTTATGCTGATGAATTTTATAAAGAATTTACAAGAACTGTAGAGCCATCATATGCAGATGAATTTTATAAAAAAATTATACCTATTGTATATCCATCCATTCCTAATACATATATATATAAGCATATTGGTGGCGATATTGAACCAACATATGATGATGGTTATGAAAGTTATCATGAGGAAGTAATACCAGAATTAGAAGGAGGACAAAATGAGGAAAATGAGCCAAATGAGGTAAATGAGCCAAATGATGAAAATGATGAAAATGAGCCAAACGATGATTCTAATAATAATAATGACAATGACGATAATGATGATGATGAAAATGATGAAAATGATGATAATCTAGAAAGTCTAGAGTATAATAGAATTGCATCTCAAATAGATTCTTCCAATCTACCAGAAAATCTTAAAGCACAAATTACATTAACCTTAAATGAATCTACAGATTATAATATTAATTTAAATATAACAGTTGCCTCTGAAACATGGACTGTTCAGCCAGAGACTACACAATTTAATGGAGAAGCTCCTGAAAAGAATGTTTTTTTCTTTTCTCAAGATGTATATAACAAATTAGAGAAACTTCAAGTTGAAGAAAAAGGTACTGAACTCGCAAAAAAAGCAACTGATAATGCGCAAAATCAATACGATGAAGGCATGAAAAAGGTGCAAGAATTATTAAAACAAGCACAAGATATACTTGAAAAAAAGAAAAAAGAATCAAAAGGTTCTTTAGTAGATAGTACTGATAACTCTGACAATAACTCTGACAATAATTCTGACAATAACTCTGACAATAATTCTGAGAATAATTCTGAGAATAACCAATCTGGTGGGAGAAAATATAAATATTTATATAGAATTAGAGCTAGAACTCATAAACGAAGATAAAATAATAAAGAAAACCAACACATATAATCATCAAAGCTTTCAATACGTTTTACTAATTCAAATTTATCTGGCTCTTCTTTTATCATAGATGCAATAATACTTTGGTCTTTTCCTACAAACTTATTATTCTTATTATATTTCTCAATCATTTTATCATAGTTATCACAAAAATCAATCCAGCATTCTTTTGACCCTGCTAAAATACCTCCTCCTACACAATTTATTTTTAGAAAGTCATCATGGTTTTCAAAATCTGTTATACGTAATACTAAAAATTTATTATCTGGTATTTTATTGGAAGCAGGAAAACTTTTTATCACTGGAATCCATGCTTTATCTCTACATATACCAGCATCACACCATACAAATTTACTTGTTGAAAATGGATTTATTATAATCGCTTTTCTTACAAATTCTTTTTTTTCATACCAGATTGCATATAATTCATATGTATGATACTCTTCATGATCGAGTTTTTTCTGCTGAATCCAAAAGTCTTTAGAATATTTTTGAAATGCTTCTAGACTATCAAATGGAAGTCCAATCACTTTTGTTGTATCCTTATAATCTATACGTAAATTTTCTATTAAAGATACAAATTCTGGAGTTGTAAAAAATACTAAATTACAAGAATGAGTTTTCCAAAATTGTAGCCATTCCATATAATCACTAATAGAAAATTTAGACTTGAATGGATAATAAGCAGTTACTACTGTAACATCTTTTACTTTTTTATTATAATATTTTAATAATCCAGATAAATCTTGTCTTCCAGAATTATTGAAATAAGATTCTTTATGAATTCTGTGATAAATAAAAGGCTCCTTCATAGTAAATATTTTTTTATCTTCTAATAAAAGACGGAACCATAAATCATAATCTTCTAAACCAAAATTATCGTGCCAGAATGCTATATTTCGTTTCATAACTACACTTGAATTTACAACTGGATTTACACTAAAAAGAGTATCTAGAGTTATTATACCATGTGGTAATTCTGGAACATGGCTTAGCTCTCCTATATACTGTAGTCCTGTTCCTAATACATCTATTATTGGATTCAACTCTAAAATCTTCTTTTGAATCTCTAGTTTCTGAGGAAACCATACATCATCGCAATCACATAGTGCAATATATTCTGTAGTAGAATCTTTCATCATTTCATTTAATGTTGCAACTTTTCCTTTTGTAGAATAATTTTTCACTAATATTCGTGGGTCTGTAATATTCTTTTTTAGAGTAGTATATACTAAATTAGTATGATCACCATGCCCATTGATTCCAATAATCCATAGCCATTCTTTATCAGATTGTTCAAGTATAGATTTATAACATTCTTCAAGATATTCTATACCATTGAAGAGTGGTGTTAATATAGTAACCCAACTCATTATTTTTAACTATAAAATAATGTTTAGGTTGTGATGTGCATAAAAGATAATATATCTTCATCACTTTTAATTTTAGTTTCCATCATCACTGCATAAAGTTCAAAGGGATGCTCTATTTGTCTATTATTTTTATATTTACTAATCATTGACTCTGGCATAGTATGCTCTAAAATACCAGTATCTAAATCATAAAACATTACTTTAATATCTTCCATTCTTGGATTTCCTAAATTAGTAAAGATTGGTAAAGGAACATAACGTTTTTGAAAACACCAATACTGACTATAAATAGTATCAGGATTAAATCTAACTCTTTCTTTCCATCGCTCTGGTATTAGATTTTCATCTATAGGTTCCCAACCTTCAGACTTTAAATATGTGCTCCATAGATTCATATTTCTACGCTGATGAATATGTACATATTCATGGTAAAGTGTTGTTTCTAGTTGAGGAAATCTTGCATTGCTAGGAATACAAATTATATCAGGTCTAGTATGAGGATAGCCATTTTCAGCAGTTCTATCTAATTGTATAACGTTAACAGATGAAAAAATACGATTCTTTAGTAAAAAATCATGTATTGTATTAAAATAACTATTATAATCAGTAGTATAAGAAAAAGATTTTCTGGCTAACATATTATTGTAATGTTCTTTACATTTTTGAATATATGAATCAATTGATTCTGCTAAATGTAAATGATTCATCCTTCAATAACTATTGTATTCTCATCATTATTTTTCTTTTTATCTTTACGCTTTTTAATCTCTTCATCATATTGCTGAATGAGGAATCTATCTAACTTTGGATAGTTTACAAGTTGTTTTTTCTTATTTTGCACTGGTGCTGAAATTTGTTTTACTGTTTTGGTCTTTTCTTTCTTTTCAGATTCCTTTACAGTAAATCCAAACCTATTGGCAAAACTCCTAATATTCTGATTATCGCATTTGCCATAGATATTATTAAATAGTAGTTCACCACTATATTTCTCTCGTTCTTCAACGCATAATATATGTCTAGGCTTTACATAACCGGGCAACTGCTCAACAAAGAGACCAAATAACTGTGTAATAGGATTTAGAATCTGATGCTCAATGTAATACTTATAGTCAATTTTGAGTTTGTGTTCTTTGATATAAGAAGGTGTTTCAATGCGGTCACCTTGTAGTTTTGATGCAATTTGTCCTACTTCAGGAAGAATATACATAAACTGAAGACGTTCTCCAGAGCTAGGGGCATTACCAGGGTCACGAATCGCAATACGCTCTGCTAGAATTTTATGAGATGGGGGTGTAGGAGATTTGTATTCAGACCTTAGTGATTTTGTGAGTGTAAGTTGATGGTCACTGATTTTACCATCTACAAGGTCATTACATGTTGATTGTACAAAGTTAAATGCTTTGAGTACGTCTTTCTCATTTAGTAGAATCTTAATCGCACCGCCATATACATTCTTAACAATACCAGCATAGTCACGACGCTTTGTCGCAATGCCCATTGACGTTTGTTTGTACTGCTGAGAATCACCTTCATATTTATTTCCTACGTATCGCTTCTTGCTAAAGATAATAAATGGATAGAATACTTTATCATATTCAAAATCATGAGGCTTCTTTAAACAGCGAGTTACAAATTTACCAGCTTCTTCTGTCAACTCAATTGTCTTATCAATCGCTTCAGTTCCTACAAGACGCTCACCTGTAATATGATTTTTTACATTGAAATTAATAAAGAGAGAATCCGTATCTCCATATACCGTCACCGCCTCACATCTTGGGTCATTTGAACCGGGTCCATAAAACTTTTCAATAACATCTTTAGCAAATAGAATCTGTTTACGACCATATGCTGTTGTGGAAGCAGCAAGATGCTGTAGACGAACCTTGAATGTTGGAGACCCTAACTGACCGTAAAGAGAGTTGGCTGTAAGTTTATAAGCAAGTTGCTCTGCATCAAGAAGTGCTTTCTTAAAAGGGTCATTCTCTTTTTCTGCTTGTTTGCGCTTTGACTTTCGTGCTGCTAGAAGTTTTGTAAGAATATCAGGAAGAGAGCCTTTCATATCATTTGCTTGCTGGGTGTAGCGACAAATACGAATACCAGTTCGTAGCTTCTCAGGATTCTTACGAGTGTCATTCGGGTCTGGTGCCCAAATGTCAAATTCAATATCTGTAAACTTTACATCGGGTGTTAGATATTTTTCAGCATCTTTAGAGCCGAATGAATACCCTGTAAAATTATAAGACATATCATAGTCTTTTGACCATAACAAAGTATCATAACTTATATTTTCCGAAATTATTGTTGATGGATATAGAGATGCAAAATCCGCAACACCAATTGGAGATTCGGCATAAAAGCTAGGATTCGGGTCTAATACAATAGCGCCTTCATAAGACTCTTCAATATAATTGTCGTCTTCTTTTTGAAGGGGTGTAGGTAGTACTTCAATCAATTGGTTACGCATAGAGCATTCTTTGAAGATTAGACTTTCACATTTAATACCTTGTCCTCGAATAAAGATATAACTAATGGGTACACTACAGGTATTCGCCATAGCCATAGCATTATTGAAGACATCAAGTTTAACAAAGAGTTGCTGAACTAATACACAATCTTGAATACAATATTTTGCAACAATAGCTCGACCAGATGTACCCCCATTTTGATGAAGTTTGAATAATTCCGCAGGTGATACATCATCTTTTACAATCGCCCACATTACGATACTTTTCAAATCATTTGCCTCAAACGAACTATCTGCATTATCAATAATAATCCCTTTTGAAGGAATAATATCTAGAATCTTTCGCTTTTCAACAATGGTATCACCAAGTTCATCAAGCAGCACAAGATATTTTCCAATTTCAGCATCTTTTGTGGCCTTAGTTTGTAAGAGCCATGTATCACCTTTAATCTCAATTCCAGACAATTTACCACTCATATAATGACGACATACATCATCTAACTTGTAAGATGAAAGACTTTCAATACGTTTAATGTAAAAGTATAAATCAATATGTAGTCTTCCAGTTGTTGTCCAGATATACAAATTATTATCACCAAGTGCTGAAGAAGATAAGAACTTTGTTTGTAGGCTTACAATTGGTTTGCGAATATCATACTTTACAATATCTTCAATACGACTTAGCTTTTGAAAATTATCATCATTATGAATATCTAGCTCTTCCATGCGCTCAAATAAATATTTTTCATCAAAGCCAAATACATTATATCCAATAAGAATATCAGGATTCTTTTTATTTAGAAACTTGATAAAATCAAGAATCATATTTCGCTCAGTACTATAGTTATGAACAACAATACCATCTAGAGCGTCACTGCCATTCAAAACAAAGATATGTTGCTCTGTAATTTTGTTGTTCGTAGAAAGAACAATACCAATCTGAATAACTGGGTCACCAGCTATTGGAAGAGCTTTTGAAAGATTACTTTTTAGAACTTTATTTAGTGTATCTAGATTATATTCTTTTTCAAAATAATTTTGAATCTGGTTCTTGAACTTTGTTTCACCAAGAATAGTTTCAAGAATATGGTATGGAGGAATAGGAGTTTTAAGAAAGATTCCATCCATGTTTTTTGGAGGAGTATAAGGAGTTTGAATACACTGAATAATTGTATCCTTTAGTTCAGCATAATTTACAACCTTTTCATGAAGTTGTTTTGCAAGTTTATAATAGTCTTTCTTTGCTAAGGGAAAGTCACCATTTGCACTAAAGCACTCAATATCCCAAAATCCAATAGTATATGGAGCAACTGTAGAGCCATTGTGAGGATGAATATCTTCATAATGTACTTCGATTGTAGGCTCATATTCATCTTCTATAGTTGCCCATCCACATGGTTGAATATTTCTGAGATGAAAGAAGCGAAGCATAGGATCAAGATTTGCTTCATATACCTTACATAAGGTACTTTCGATACTGAAGATTGGATGATTCTTTTCATTTAGGAAAACTTTTTTAAGAACATAGAAATGAGAAAGACTAGGTACAGAGAGTTTTACAAACGGAAACTCTTTTCTGTTTGTATAGCCGTAGAGTTTTTGCTTTTCAACATACTCAATTTTCAAACTATTGAAAACATCTGGGCGATGTTTTAGAGAGTTTTTAAGAACTGCTTTGAAATAGTTTTCAATTTTCTTGTCTGGAAGCTCAACATAGAAGTATGGCTCAAATCCAATAACACTAATACGAAGAGATTTACCTTCTTCAGTCGTTCCAAATAAATGAATTACCATTTCAGATTTATTTGGACTG